AGTAAATTAGTAGAAGGAACATGGGCTGTGCCCGAGACTCCTGAACAGATTGATGAGCTCAAAATGTGGATGAGTCAGCCGCAACCACTAGGTCCTGATGCAGAAGACGTAACAGATGTGTTGTACGACTTGATTGGCGATGATGCATTGTTTGATCAATTAGGAGCCATGGCCGAAGAAGATCCCACAGCAGATGCAGTGCCACTTGTACAAGCCTGGATTGATAGAAATGCAGATCGTATTCCTGAACTTGCTGAACTATCTAGCGCATTAAAACAACCAGCGGAACCAGTAGCCGAGCCGGTGCCAGTGCAGGAACCTGTAGCTGAACCAGTTCCTGCAGAAGCACCGTTGCCGGATCAAGTTGCTCCTGTAGCACCAGTGGCAGAAGGTGACAATCCGGCTACATTTGAAGAAGAAGTAGATGAGGATACTGTGAGTCCACGATTTGCCGGTTTGCAACAAACACAGCACGATGATGGTAGCAAAACCACAGATTATTCAATGGGCCCTTTGCAGTCCACTCAGAAAGTAGATGCACAAGGTCGTCCACTCAAGACCACAGCAAGTTATGATCTAGGAGTTGGAAAGATTGGTCAGGAGCAAGATCACACAAGTGGTATCCGGACCACAACTGCAACACCTGCAGATCCTAATGCTGATCCAAATGTATTGCTGCCAACCAGTTCAATTGCTGCTGCAAGAGGCGTGGATCCTAAAAAGTTTGCAGCATTCCAAGCACAGCAACAACCTGTGAAAGAATGCAACTACACCATGGAGAATCATTACTGTCCAGTACATGGCCTGGCAGAATGTTCCGACGGCATCTACGAAACACAATTGGCAAGATTAAAATCATTAATGAGGTAAAGAGGTAATGTATGGATAATACAGATATAAAAATATTAGTGGAACGGTTAACTCGCCTGGAAGAAGGCGACATTGGTCGCAAAATTGGATCAGCCATTGGCGGAATTTTTGGTAAAGATGCTGGTGATCGGTTGGGACAAATAGGTAGTAATATAGGTGACATTTTTGATCCTGCTACTAAGACTATGATTACACCTAAACCAGATACTATAAAATCAGCACCGGGTTCTGATAAATCTGGACCTCCGGGCGCTGCCACACCGGGTAACGATAAATCATGGCAGGTCAAGGCAGGGCCCAATGCCGCAACGACCGCGGACCAAAAATTCTTTACAAAAAATCCAGACGGTACAACTAGTGAAGTTACTCCACCCCCGGGTGGCTTCAGAGGCAAAGGTCCAACTAATGCCAAAGGGCAAGAAATGGACAAGTATGGTAATAGTCCAGGCGACTATACCAAACAGGATATTTTTGCTGTCAGTGCCGGATATGGTGGTAAACCCTCCAGAGGAGGGCTTGAAGCGGAAATACAGCAAATAGAAAATGCCAGGGGTACCGGTCTTAAAGTAGTTGATGCGTGGAATTGGAGAAATTCAGTATTGGTTTTGCTTGACGGTGATCGTACTATGGCTGATACAGCACGTGGTACAACTGTTGGTATTTACACAGAATTTGGTACCAATGCCGTCATGGGCGGCAACGAATTCGAGGGCTTGTATAACAGATTAGGTTATAAAGAGTTCCAAGGCGACACTGATATCCGCACAACAGGTCCATTCGGTAATACGTTTGGTGCCTTGCACAGAATGAAACGTGCCGATGGCAAAGAAATTGTCATATGTGAATTGTATCAGAATTATACTTTTCAATCACAAAAAGGCAAAGGACTTCATCTCTACACAGTAACATTCCTGGGTCCTAAAGAAGATTGGGAAAATGGCGGAAGGGAAGAATTGCGAAAACTACATGATAGCATTAAACTAAGTAGCAATGTACAACCATTGGCACCACCTACCATGCAAGAACAGATACGACACTTACAAACCAAACTAGACTACCTGGAAAAAAACTAATAAGCCACACGGCAAAAATAAAATCACTGTGTTTGTTCGAATGACATAAATAACATTGACACAGAGACAGAAAGCGCATATACTACATTGTGTTTGCGCTTTTTCATTTGTGGCACAGGCAACACAATCTAAATCATTAGATAGGCATTTTACATAGGCATTTACAGGAGAAACACTATGGCAACTTTATCAGAAATTCGAGCACGACTACAGGCAGCAGAAAACAAAGGCAAAACATCCACAGGTGGAGGCGATAATTCGATTTACCCACACTGGAACATGGATGAAGGACAAGCCGCAACCTTCCGATTCTTACCGGATGGCAACACCAAAAACACATTCTTCTGGGCCGAACGGGCCATGATTCGACTGCCGTTCAACGGCGTCAAAGGAGAGATGGAATCCAAACAAGTTATGGTACAAGTACCTTGCATGGAAATGTGGGGAGAAACTTGCCCAATCCTTACTGAAGTACGCCCTTGGTTCAAGGACAAGAGCCTTGAAGAAATGGGTCGCAAGTATTGGAAAAAGCGCAGCTACATCTATCAAGGTTTTGTGCGTGACAATCCTCTCGCAGACGACAAGACTCCGGACAATCCCATCCGCAAGTTTGTGATCGGACCTCAGATCTTTGCAATCATCAAAGGTGCATTGATGGATCCAGAATTGGAAAACTTGCCAACTGATTACTCAGCTGGCTTGGACTTCCGCATTGCAAAAACTCAAAAGGGCGGCTTTGCTGATTACAACACTTCAAAGTGGGCACGTAAAGAGTCTGCACTCACAGAAGCTGAACAAGCAGCAGTTGAAAAATATGGCTTGTTTGATCTCAGCACCTTCTTGCCTAAGAAACCTACCTCAGTAGAACTCAGTGTGATCAAAGATATGTTTGAAGCCAGCGTAGATGGCCAACCATTTGATGCTGAACGTTGGGGGCAATACTACCGTCCGGCTGGCATGAGTGCGCCAACCGGATCACCAGCAGCAGCAGCAGTTGATGTGGATGAAGATGCGCCAGTGGCCAAGCCAGCAGCCAAAGCACCGGTGGCAACGGACTTTGATGACGAACCACCAACAGCATCAGCTCCTGTGACCAAGCCAGCAGAAGGAAACAAGAAGGCCGAAGATATTTTGGCCATGATTCGTGCTCGACAAAAGAGTTAATGTTCTATATAATTGATTATAGAAATGGAGGTATGGGCTATACAATTACAGCCCATACTCTTTTTTCATGCAATAAACTCAACGTTGTTGATATTGATCAGATATTTTCTGTCAATGGACATGCACACGCATTGCTTGACCCATTTATAAATCAGACCAAACTAATATGCAATCACGATCTTGAAAATTCACGCATACCCAACTCAATACAATTACTTTCTGTAGTGTGTGAAGGATGGGATGAGGTATTACGAAAGAAAATGTCATATCATAAACATTATGAGGCTTTGCCCACACAAGATAATTTAGACATATTTGAATTTAAACTTGATCCGACTATGGATCCATTGGAGTTTCTTACCATAACGTATTTTGATTCATATAATCAGAAATTGCCACACAATGAAAATGTTTTATATCTTGGGCACTATCTAGAACATAAACTGGAAGTTTTACAACGTCAAGTAAAAAATGTATTAGGGTGGCAGTGGGACAATTCTCGCAGTGAAACTTTTCACAAAAGAGTATTAGCGCACAATCAGAAATACATATCGTGGCTTGATTCAATCAAACACATTGTGAATCAAACTCTGAGAAAAAATATTGTTCTGTGCGATTTAAAATTTTGGGAAAAGGCAATTGTGATTTCCATGTCCTGTCAACTACACAATGTACATCCATCAAATCTGCGCTGGAATGATTTTCAATTTCTTACCTGCGATAATCAAAGTTTGGTAGACTCACTAAGTGAATGTTCAAATGCTATTATCTGATTTTATATCACACACGTATCAAGGCTGATATAATGAAATATGATCGACTAATTTTTATTGACTACGACATAGGGTCGTTTGGCAATTCAATATTATCGTTGTTGGTAACTACTTCTCGATCCGCACAAGGGGCATTGGAATACACCCCGATGCTCTCTATTGTGGGAGATTGTCATAAAATCAGAAAAAATTACAAATATTCAATATACGAATTCCAACTGCTTCACGGAGTATTACTTCTTGGAGACCAAGGAGTACCAGACATAGATAGTTCCTTAAGTCAGACATCTAAGTACATTCCTATAATTGGACACTCCGGCGGTGAAATCTCAACA